TTAGAGTATTCTACTTTCTCGCTCATAGATGGAAAAAATTGAAGATCACCGCAATGGTAGTCACCACTAGGATGAATACCACCACGGCATCTTCAATGTATTTCATGGTGCTATTCCGTGATGATAGCAGATGGCTTTTTAGGCTCGTTGAATACGGACGCAAGGAACTCGTCGATGTCGCAAATGATACAACTGGCTCCCTCTTCGTGGGTGGAAGGGTCGTGAGGAGTGTCCAGACCTGCGAGAAGCAATCGCTTGACTCCATCCAGAAGGGTGTAGGCTTGGTAGGAGTGGGAGAATAGCTTTGCCCATCGGATAGCCTCACCAGGCGTGCATCGGTTGCTAATCTGTGTGATTTCTAGTCCGTTCTTGTCGATGATGCGGTCGGCATCTGCAAAGATAGGGAACTCAAATTCAATGTGGTCGTTGTGGTGGATCATTATCGTGTGTGGTTAAGGATGAGGTCGTCTGTTACTGGTCGGGTGAGTCTTTCCATGTCAAGTTTCCAGCGGTCGTATTCCATCTGGCGAGCCATGCGGCGTTGAACTTCTAGTTGTTGTTGGGCGATAGCAAGCTGTGCAGATGCGTAATCATTGCCTGTTGCTGGTAGCGTGTATGGGTAGTAGGTAGCCTCTTGCGCCGTGGCAGAAGAGATGAGGGCTAGTAGGATTAGTTTTTTCATTTGTTGTAGTTATAATATGTTAATACTTGTCTGATTTCGTCTGCTATTTGTTTTGTTTTACCGAGTGTGTTTAGTTTTTCGATGTCTTCAAGTGTGCGTACAAGGGCGATAATCTCGCTTTGCAGGTTCGTGATGTTGTCATCCTCATCCATTACTGGTGATTTCATTGCGTTGTTTCTGTAGTTCTATCTCTTTTTTAGTTTCAATCAAGCTGATTCTGTTGAGCATCATCACGCATTCCGTTTGATGATCCCGATAATAGAGAGCGATTGCCTTCTCTGTGGCTTTCCTTACGTGCTCGGCGGTGAAGTATAGGGCTAATCCGATAGATAGCACCATACAAGCCAATCCTGTTATTGCGACTATGTAGATCATATCTCGCACTCTGGGTAATCGTCGTCGTCTTCAATCTCGTCTAGCTCTTCCGTGTCCACTTCTGTGCCGCATTCTGGGCATTCGTATGGATCGGATTCAGCCCTATCTCCCTGCTCTGCATCTTCCATCCTTCCGCTCATGTGGCGGTTAGGGGTGGAGTGAGTGAATTTAATGTCAAAGTGATGTTGACATTCTTCGTTCTTGCATTCGTATGTGATTTTCATTTTGAAAGGAAGTGGTGATCGACAATGGAAGGGAACTGAAAAACCCACCAGGTTCGGAGATCTCCTCCGACTCCTACTCCACTAAAAATTATTTCTTGCGTGATTTGGTTCCTGAGCACTTCCACTTAGCCCTTGAAAGGCGCAGGGGAGAGTTAGGGTTCTTGGCGGCTTCTGGATGCTTCTTCATTTGCCCTGCACTACGAGCGCAATAGCTATCGCCCTTGCTAGTGCCTGGCTTGATGGTAGCTCCCTTCTGTCCATAGCGGACTGTCTTCTCACGCCCCGTCTTGGGGTTGGTGACTTTCTTGCTGAACTTCTTTTCCATGATTATTTCTTTTTAGCGGTTTTCTTGCTGTCTCGGAAAGCCTTGGCGGTTGGTGCGCCCTTGCTTCCCACCTTACGCATCTTCTCGCCAGAGCCTTTAGCTATGCGCTCTCTCTTGGCGTGAATGTTGGAATAAAGCCCTTGCTTCTTGGTAGCCATATTAAAAAGGTATTTCCTCCGGGTAGTCATGCCCCTTGTATGGAGCATTGGGTTTATTGTTCTTTGGTTTTGCCTCTCCAATCTTGAAAGAAAGGAATGTGTTTCCAGCCTTGGAAGTCTTTTCCCAGACTGCTATCTCGTATTCCTTGCCATCCACGTTGAGAGGGCCGCTCCACTTTGGAGCCTTTGGATTGGCATTATCCTTGAGGAAAGCCGCTCCGCTATTTGTGTTGTCGTACTGTTTATCCATTGTTGTTGTTGTTATCCCTTGGATCAAAACGCAGATACTCTGGTCTGAAGTCCATCGGGAATGAGGTTCTACTACAATTTCTTGCCAAACGAATGTCAAGAAAATATCCATGCTCTTCGTCAAAGCGAATGACAAAGAACAAATCGCAATCATGTTCGATGGCTCGGCTCTCCCTGGATGCCCCATCGTTGTTGAGTTGGGTCAAAGCTATCACTGTGATTCCTAGCTCCTTCGCCACTAGCTTTAGGCATCTACTCACGTCTGCCACCTGACGCTCTCTGCTGTCCTTGCTGTTTTGGGGCGTTGCAAGCTGGATATAGTCAAAGATAATCACCTTCACGTTATGGGTAGCAACCATACGCCTAGCTGCTGCCATGATCTGCATAGGGTTGATTGATGATTCATCCCTGATCCAGATAGGTAGCTTTGCCACTTGTGCAATTCCAAACTGGATCTTGTCCATGTCTCCCTTCGTGGGATTTTTGGATAGGATTGATATGTCAGTTCCAGTAAGGGAACTCACCATGCGGTCAATCAATTCCCCTGAACTCATCTCAAGCGAAAACACTCCTACTCCATTACCATCATCGGCGGTGCGTTGGGCTATGTTGAGAGCAAGGGCGGTCTTCCCTCCCTTAGTGGGAGCACCAATCACGATGAGTTGCCCTGGCCTCATGCCTCCCGTGTGGTCATCTACTGGTTTGATTCCATAAGTGAGTCCCATGAGCTTTCCCTTGTTGCGTACCATCTCCTCGTACTCATCCACTCGGCGCATAGCTGCCTCTCCTATAGACTCAATACGAGTACCAGACTCAGCTTCAGCGGCAATAGCCACCAGAGCCTTCTGGATAGTCTCGGATAGCTCTCCGTTCACCACTGGATTTTTAGCTGAATCAATGATCCTCTCTGCACCAGCAATAGCCAAACGTGCGGTATGGTAGTGGCGAATGATTCCAAAATACTCTTCATGGTTCAAGGAGGTGGGTGCGAATGAGTATATGGTCGCCACCTCTGCTGCGCCACCCGCTTCCTCCATTAGGTTGTTTTTATCCAACCACTCGGATGCAGTGATCAGGTCACAACTCTCACCAGCCTTCCAGAGAGCCACAATAGCCTTAAAAATCGCTTTTGTGGATCTTGTGCTAAACAGCCCATCTTTGAGATGATCTGCGTGTATATCGAGTATAGAGGGGTTCTGTAAGGCACTTGATAAGAATGCCTTCTCTGCCTCCAATGAGGCTGGAAGACTCACTTCTTTTTCCTTGATTTCTTTTCAGGCTTTGCGTTCTGCATTGCCCAATAAAGTTCTACTTGCTTCTGGAATACGATCCACTCTTTAGATAAACCATCCTTCCACACCACCTCAAAGTCCCCTTCCTCTTCCTTACCAATCCTAACGATGGCGTGAGATTTTATCTGATTAGGGGCTTGATCAAATCTTCCTTCTTGTTGATTGCAATTCCATAAAGAAGCATATCCTGCCACTTGCCTCCAGTAGCTCTCCGATATTTTCTTGCTCGTTTTGAAATCCAACAATACGTGATCTCCCTTGGAGTTCTTAGCCACCAGGTCAATCGTGCCTCCGTATCTATACTCTTCGTTGACTAGCTGAATCTCGGTAGCCACCACTTGTAGGTCTTGCGTCTCCCACCAGTCGGTGAACTTGGCATAGCTTACCAATGCCTTGTCGATAAGCTCCTGCTCGTAATCGGATAGGTCGCATACAAATGAATTGAGATATGCCTCAATCATAAAGTGGGCAAGCGTACCTACGTCACAAGCCTCCTTGCTCACCTTGCGGTAGTCTTTACCTTGCCTTCCTAAATCCCACGCCCAGTAGATAAGCCCCTCCACAGAGTCGCCTAGCTTGCTGATAGTGCTACCACCTGGCACTTGCGTACCATCTGATAGCAGATATTTCTGATGTTCTTTATGTCGTTCCAGTTTTACTTTTTCCATTCAGTCTTGGTAATCAGACTCCAATGAATTGTCCAACACAAATTTTTCCCAATCTTCATCATTCTCACCCCACTCACCAACAGAGCTTGACAAACCATAGTTAGCCACCATCACCTCTACAAGCAGTGCCAATGCGTCTGCTCGGTCGGGTGATGATCCTTTCGTTCGCTTCTTCAAATCCTTTTTGGACTCCAAAAGCATTTTTTCATTTTTCAAAGAATAGATCCTAGCGCATAGCTCTCGGCTCGTTTGATCGTCTAGCCCCCTCATTCTTCCAGCCATGATGATTGTGCGTATCTGCCCCCATAGTTGGCTAACCCGATTAGCGTACACTTGCTTTGCAGGGCGGTCATCCTCAATACTGATAGGAGCGTCTGTGGCTCCTCCACCGAATGATACTCGGATAAACCCATTTCTCCATCTCTGCGAGATAATGTCGGCTATTCCTGCTCCTGCACCAGTTGCGTCAATAGCGAAGTCCTCTGCTTGAATACCTCTGCGAGTAAGCTCTGCGATAGTCTGGTCTGCCACTTGGTAGAACAAGGGATAGGTTTCTGAGTCAGTGAGCGACAACCTCACTATGTCTGTGCATTCAATCATAAGCTCCCCATCCACGGCTTGCCCCACCTTTGCAAACCTCAAGATACAATCATCTCCATCGGAAGTGAATGCAGGGTCAAGAGCGGCAATCAGCTTGATACCTCCCCCTGACCATACCACGCCCTCCCTAGACCTTCCTTCGTTGATCATGGCTTGATCTAGGATGGTATTGCGAGTCCCAGACTTGCTCCACATTCCTCTCACGTAGCTGTTCCATTCTAGGCTTCCCTCTCCAAAGTTCTTCTTGATTGTGTCGATGTTCTCTTGGGCAAATAGGTAGGGATAGATCAATCGACCAGCCTTCACGTTCGGCGACTTCAGCCCATCATACCTCACGCACACGCCTGTTTTAGTCTCCCAATACTCATCATCATCGTTGAGTGATCCCCACCCCATCTTGGGTTCACAGAACAATCCATGAGAATCAAACTGAGAGGATGCGTTGGCAATAGCAACGAAGTGATAGAAGTCAGTACCAACTTGCAAGTTTGCCCTAGCACTAAACACTGCTGGGTTAGTTTGAGCCGCTTCGTCAACCGCAATCACCATGCGAGGTATGTGAACGCCCTGCAACTTACCCACTGCTTGCTCCACTGCTCCTGAGTCCACGGCAAGGGCTATGATAGCCGCCCTGTCATCTCCCTTCTGGAACTGGATCTTGGTTTGTGAATCAACGATGTTAAGACCAAACAAGGGATATACCGGCCTCACAAACTTCATCATCTCTGCCCAGATACGTCCTCGCAACGAGGGTACTGTGGTGGAAGTCAAAGCCACACGGGTATTCATAGGGCATGACAAGAACTCTACCAATGATAGGAGGGTGAAGGTGAAGGTCTTTCCAGCAGCGGCACAACCAGTCACACCTATCTCGTCGTAGGTAGTCCAAGCCCAGAG